GAGCACTTTGCTCCTCCTTACACGTATACTAATACGTGTTGGCTTTCGCCTACCTTTTTCGGTTCTTACTCGAGGGGAAACCATGGCGGCAAGGTCTAGAAGTATGGACACAAGGGCTAACTTTACTGGTACTTACCAGAATGTTACTCTTGGGACCACGACTACTAGGTCACTCGCCACGGGGCTCAACGGTACGTGCGATGATACTGTCGGTAACTACCCGAATCCAAACGGGTTGTCTATCACAAAGTTGTCGCGTCAGTACCCTGGGCTTGACGGGATCCGTTATTCAACGGTAAATGGAGCTGTTCAGCGGATTATGACAAATTTTCCGCTTGGCAGTCATCCAGGTCCTGTCGATCCACGCACGAAGTTTCCAGAATTGACTACTCTGGATAAATCGAATTATGCGTGGCAAATCCTTTCAAAAGCAAATCCGTCCGCCGCAAGCGTTAGCTTGCCGACGACTTTGCTTGAGTTAAAGGATATCCCTTCTCTGATGCGCTCTTGGTATGGTCTCTTTGCGAGACGTCCGCGAGGTCTCACTGGTCGCCTTTTGGAGCGACGTAATGGGGACCTCACATACCGCGGATATCTTCCGCCTCAGTGGGCGATTTTATTATCGCGCACTCCGGAGATCATCGCGAGCGGCCACTTAACGTGGCGATGGGCAATAGCCCCGTTCATCAGGGACATGAAAACTCTTTTAGACTTGCAATTCCTTCTCTCAAGAAGGGTTGATGAGTTGAAAAAGTTGTTTTCAGGTCGAGTAATCAGACGGAGAGTGCAACTTGGCAAGAATAGCGTACTTGTTGAGCAATACAATCAGATATTCCACTCTGAAGGTATTCTCATCAAGGGTACTCGACAAACTGTCTTCACAGAATCTCTGTGGGGCACAGTCAAGTACCGCGCGCCTTATAAGCTTAATGTTACTGCCCTTCACAATGAAGCGCAGTTACGGTCGAAGGCCTATCGGCTTCTCACCGGCATTAACTCTCATGGGGCTCTTGCCTCGGCCTGGGAACTTATGCCCTGGTCGTGGTTAGTGGACTGGTTCTTGCAGGTTGGTACCGTTATTAACGCTACCAACAATGCTTTGGGACTAGTACACTCCGATTGCTGTCTCATGCGTCACTCTATGAGTGAAACTGGGATTGTGATTGACAAGGTTGCGAGTGAATCTTGGGCTGTTCCCAATAGGGAATATTCCGAGATTTACGATAGGAAGGAACGATTTGTCGTTGCTCCCTTGCTCCCGTTTGCGCCGACGTACCTTCCGATTTTTACTCGGAAGGCGGAGTTGATTCTTGGCTCACTCTTGATTACTCGAGTGAAGCCAGGAGATTCTCTGACGAGATCCCTGACTAAACTCTTGTATAGAAGGTGAGCGCCTCATTATGGCCGTTTCAGACCCGCTTGTGATTAACATTGCCGGAAACGCGAAGAGCTTGAATAAGATTAATCAAGACTCTTACGGTTCTGAATTTCTCCTCCGGGAGACTCTTCAGGAAATCCGGGCCAAGATTCGCCACTCGGTCACCAAGGCCGATGCGAATGGCGTAGTGTACGACCGCCACAACTGTGAAGTTGTGATTACGGTCTTCGCTACAACTACTGTCCCTGAATACCATGACAAGTTCTACTTCGTCATGGAACGCAAGGCCAGTCAAACCGATGTTGACATGCCTGACGCCGTTGCGGATCTGATGATCGCATCGACTGATGCGTTTCTTCTGAAACTCAACACGTGGCAGACATGATTACCCGGTTTGGTTAATCGTGGGTCGCGGACATAGCGTGGATGCACACGAAAGGAAACTTTCCTATGCTGAAAAGCCATGTCGAGGCAATCGTTGGCATATATGAGGCCCTCTTCGAGGACCTCGTCTATGCACTCCCGCAATTGAAGGCTGATCTCCAGATGGATCTGGAGCGCCTTCGCCGTACCGCGAGAACTCGCGGGATCACGACTTTCGTCGTTGATCTACCCTCAATTGGCAAACATCTTGACCGATGTCTTGCTGAGGAACAGCTTCTTCCCTCTTCGCTTACCCTCATGGGCAGGCGGAAGGGATCAGTGTGGCCCAAGTTTCTTGGGGCACTCTACAAGCTGATCTTTGGGTCAGACGGTTGTCTGAAGAATGACGCAAATGTTGAGGCGATAATCTTTCTTCGCCAGGTATTTTACCTGTGCAAGAAAGTGCCTCTCACATTCTCCGAGACCGCTTTACGGACTTCTGTTCGTCAATTGGTTGAAGAGGACGCGGTTCTCCCTGAGCCTGAAGGTTTCTGGCTCGAGAACAATCCACCGACTTGTATGGCGAGAGTAACCTACGCTGGCTTCGCCAGTAGTAGATACTATCGTCAGAAGGTTGGTTCGAAGGGCTTCCAAAGCCCCGCGGACGTCGTTCTGAGGTGCCTAGACACTGTTGCTAGGCGCCTTAACGCTGCCCTTGGGAATTACTCACCCAAGGAATGGCGTTTCAGACATGGCCCAGGCGCGATTGCACAGGTCTCGGGACCGACCAATAAGTACCATTGGTACGGTTGGTCCCCTGCCTTGGAATCCGTGTACCCAGTTGCCGACTATGGTTTCCATAGTCATTCCAGCTGGGCTGGCGCATCACTTTCGTTCGGTTTGGACGATCAATACGTCCCTACCTCACGTTTAGTGGCCGTGCCGAAGACCTACGAAAAGCCGCGTTTAATCGCGGCCGAGCCTTCCGAAAATCAGTTCTGCCAGCAAAATCTCTGGCGGTACTTCAGGACCCGATCGACCCTTTGTTGGGTCGATGACTTTGTTCGTTTCCACGATCAGAGTCTTAATCAGGAACTGTGTAGGAAGGGGTCTTTGACCGGGAAGCTTTGTACTATCGACTTATCGTCGGCTAGTGACAGAGTTTCGTGCCATGCCGTCGGGAATTTCTTCAGGTCTAACCTAGGCCTGTTGAATGCCCTTCGAGCAACACGTACCCGTATGCTCAGACAGAGACTTGATGAGTCTCAGCCTGAGGTCTTGAATTTGAGAAAATTCTCGACGATGGGTAGCGCTTGTACTTTTCCAGTTGAGTCCCTAATATTCCTTGGGGTCGCAATTGCGAGCGTGCTAGTCACACGTGAGCAGTTGCCAACCTTGGCAAATATTAGGTCCTTAAGTGGCGAAGTGGCCGTCTTTGGTGATGATATTATCATCCCCACAGACTGTCGGGAGCTGTGCCAGAGCACCTTGGAGCTTTTAGACTTCAAGGTCAATTCTGACAAGTCATTCTCGGAAGGTTTCTTTCGAGAGTCTTGTGGTCTTGATGCTTTTAGAGGGGTCGATGTAACGCCCGTCTATCTGCATGAACTCTGGCCCGACACCCCTGAGTCAATCGTTAGCTTAGTGGAC